CAAGAGTAATAACAGGACAAAACGGGTCGCTAACTAGCGCATCAATTGTTTCAGTAAGCCCAAGCGATTCGAATTATGGCGCTCCGGGAGGCGCAATAGGATTAGTTGGTTCTGGTGGAATTGGCGCCCGAATAGGCGTGTATATAGACGACTTACGCGTCTACAATTACGCACTAAATGAATATGAAATAGAAAACATTTACAATAATGGGGCAGGAGACATAATTCCAGCTCAAGGGTTCGGTATCGGGGCATTTGACCCGGTTGCAATCTATTCGATTACGGGTTCGGCTTTTACGACTTATGGCGGGCCGCTCGAAACAGTAAACCTTGTCACTCTTGACGGTTCCGCAAGTGGCACAATCACCGCGACTACATCTGGAGCGCTTGCCACAGTAACCGTCACGCCGTTTGCAGCAAACGCCCAGGGCAACCCGTTTGGCCCATTTGCCACCTTGTCCGTGGTTCCTTTTGTCGGTTCGGCCTCCTACACTCCTTCTTCTAGCCTGCCGGCGCTGTTGATACGAACGCTCAGCGGAAGGGCTGCGGGCTCGGCAACCAGGTCTGGAGCGTTTGCGGCGGTATCCACTTCCTCGTTTGCAGGCTCCAGCATTGGGGGAGCCGGCGGCGCTGGTGGGCTGTCCACGGTGGTGTCGTCCGGCTTGAGCGGATCAGCGACGGCAGGCACCAACGCCGGCGGGCTCCTGGGCACGATACCCATATCGGCGGCGGGCGGGTCGGCAACCGGATCGGCGCTCACGTCTGGAGCGCTGGCGACAATTACCGTTTCGTCGGCAACCGGATCGGCAACGGGGTCGGCGCCAGCGTCCGGCGCTTTGCTCACCGTAACCCTGTCTAGTCTTGTCGGGTCGGCCGTCGGGTCGGCGCCCGCGTCTGGGGCGCTGGTCTCCGTGACTGTCAGCCCCTTGGCCGGCGTGGCCAGCAGCAACGCAACCACATCCGGCGCTATCGGCACAATTACCGTAAACGCTCTAGTGGGGTCTGCCGTCGGCATAGCGTCATTTGCTGGCAGTTTTACGTCCGTGAGCATTGGCGCGCCAGCCGGCGGCGTAAGTGGCACTGCCAGCATTTCCGGCGCCATGGCCAGCGTCAGTCTCACCCCCTCGGGCGGCGCGGCCAGCGGCAGCTCCCCCGCCGCCGGAAGCACCGGCACCGTTACGCTGTCGGCCCCTTTTGCCACAAGCACTGGCATAGGCAATGCCAGCGCTGCAGTCCCGACAATCACCGTTGTAACGTTTTCCGGGCTGGCTGTGGTGTCCGTCAGTCCGGCAAGCAATCTGCCCACAATCGCAATTTCCGAGGCGTCTGCGACTGCAACAGGACAGCTTATTGCCGAAGCATTCACCCCTGTCGCTGTGTCGTCCGCGCTTGGCGCAGCAATTCCAATCTCTGCGGCAAACGGCGCCCTCCCGATCGTAGCAATATCAGCGCCGGCAGGGGCTTCTATCGGCTCGGCAAGCGGGCAACCGGCGGGAGAAAGCGCATTCGTTCTGCCCGCATTGGGCTCGGCGACACCAGGGGCGGCCGTGGGCGGGCGCGCCAGCGTACACATTTACGATATTCCAGCGTTGGGCAGCTAATGACGTATTTTGTGGGAGATACCGCCAGGCTATACACCACGTTCAGGGACGTGGTGGGCACGCTCACCGACCCGTCATCCGTAACTTTGACGATGGAGTTCAACGGGACTTCTACGACTTATTCCACTGCTACCGGCATCAATCGTATCGGCCAAGGGTTATACAGGTTTGGGTATTTCCTTTCCACGCCTGGAACCGGACTATACCAGTGGCAGGGGACCGGAAGCGCAATGGGAAGCCGGTCGGGCACGTTGCGCGTGCTGTCATCTTCCGAGCGCCCTGCCGCCTTGCTACGGTGGGATCCTTCCGGCGACCATTCGGTATTTGACGGGTTGGAGCAAATCATTCTGACGCAACGCAATGGCGCCCAGCGAGTGATTGCGCGGGCTTTGCGCCTTCCATCCAATGCAGACCAGGCTATGGCAGGTAATGTTGCTGCATTTGGCGCCGTCGTCAACTGGAATGTGTGGCTCACTGATTGCCCCGACGCTCCGCAAATTAACAGCCTTATCACGGATTCGTATGGCAGGCGTTATCGGGTCAATCGCGTAACAAATTCCGTTTTGCGGTCGATGTGGGAAATCGAGACGACCGCCGATGCAGGAGAGCCGTTGTAATGGGCGTATTCGCAACAATCATAGCGGAGGCAAAAAACCGGTTACAAGCGCTGGGGATCCCTGTCGTCGTGCGCAAACGCGCGATCCTTCTGGAAGGCGACCGCCTCCCGTTGCTCATCGTCAGCCCGGCTCAAGAAGCGGTAAACCTGGAAGCATTTTCCGGCGTCGTTTGCTATGATTACGGGGTAAATGTTACCCTAATTAACGCAGGGAACCGGGTATATGAGCCTGATGTTTACACCTGGCTCGATTTACGCGAGCGAGTGCGCAACGAGCTTTACCAGGTGACGCTTTCCGGCGCGGTGTCTGTATTTGATACGATGATAGTGTTAAGCCCCGCGCTGGAAGTGGTTTCCGGAACGACGGGCAATTACGACGTGGCAGGAATGATAGTAACGTATCGGTCTATGGAGTCGAGAACCAGCTAACAGGAGGGTTTGCTATGCCGTTTTATCCAGGCAAATCGGGATCAATCAGTGTGAACGGTGCGCTTCAGCCTCTTACAGATTGGTCGATTGACGGCAAAACCGACGCAATCGACGTCACTAACTTTACGTCTGGTGGAGCACAAGAGTCTGAAGCGGGAATCTCATCAGTCGATATTACTGCCAGCGGTCCTTACGATGGCTCATCCGCTGCCCAGCCGGGGACCATATCAGCATTCATTCTCTCCACCGGCTCCGGCCCGTCTTACACCGTTCTTGCCCGCATTACGAGCGTTAAAGTGGACCTGAGCGTGAAAGACGTGGCGAAAATCAGTTATACCGCGCAAAGCACCGGACCGTTTAGCGTGAGCTTCTGATGCCATACGCGGGTAAAAGCGGCTTTCTGTCGATCGACGGGGTCAGCCTGCAACTGACCTCGTTTACGGTCGCGTCGCAAAACGAGCTGGAGGACGTGAGCAACGCGGACTCTGGCGCGTTCATGGTTACTGTGTCGCATATCAGTAGCTTTACGATATCGGCAGAAGGGTTCTGGTCGGGGAGCATCGGCCTGGTGGAAGGTGGCGCATACACGTTTGTCATGGCGGCCTCCGCATCTGGCCCATACATTACAGGCACAGCCACGATTCGCGAGCTTGAAGTTACCGTAGACGTCAAGGACGTGGCAAAGTTTCGGCTAACGGCTCAGTCTGAAGGTGAGTTTATTGCGCAAATCTAGGGGGCGAAATGGCAACAGTATCCGAGGCATTAGGGGCGCACGCGGCGCCGCACGAAATCACGCTCGGCGGGAAGGTATACAGATTCAGTCTAATAACACAAAAGGTAAAATCCGAGTTTGAGCGCTTTCTTGCCGGCGCGGCAATGAAAGCAATCGCAGATTACCGTGAGATATTAGGGGCTGATGGTTACCGGCTGTCACTCGACGGAATACGTCGGGATATTGCGTCAGGAGTGTACAGCTGGAATGGGCCCGTATTTGTCGATGCAATGGGCACCGTCGCAGGCGTCTCAAAATTGTTGTCTAGCGTATCGTATGACGTGGAGGCCAAGCGGCCATGCACCCCCGATGAAATTGTTGAGCTGACGACGGAATACGACGTTGAGTTGAAAACCATTTACCAAACGATAGTCGAAGAATCATTCCCCACCGTGCAAAAAAAAAGGATGGAGGCGAACCAGGCTCCGGAGAGCCTGTAACGCCGCCAAACGCGCTGGCCTTGTATGCGTCGCTGGTAGATACACCGTACCAGTTGAGCTGGTCGCAGATCGCAGAGCTGACGGATCGGCAAATTATCGAGGTGTATTACCGGGCAAGGGATAAAGAAGGGAATGCCTTGCCGTTGCCGGAGGAACATGATCGGGCTGAGCTGACGAAGGCGCAACAGCTGGAACGCGAGCGAGTGCAATACATGGCAATGGGTACAATGGTCGGTATTCCGCACGCAAAACTGGTCGAAGCCTGGGAGCGCAAAATGCAGGAGCGCGAACATGGCAGCTAGTGTGGAAATCGGAGCTGATGGAGCCGGCGGCGCGCCAAGTGGCGGGCTTGACGAGCTGATCCGCGCCTTGGCTCGGTACAGCTCGGGCCTGGAGCGCGTTGCGGCCGCGATAGGTGGCGCTTCCCCGTCGCAAGTTACACCGGCGCCACAGGCGGAGTTTCCGCCGGAGCGTTCTGCGCCTCCAAGAGAGAGCAGCCAGGCATTCCGGGCAATCGCAGAATGGTTTTCCCGAAATGCCCCTCGCGCAACTAGGGTAGCAAAAGCGCTGAGCGTTCAGCCCGGACAAGGTATGCGCAGGCCCGCCCCGCCTCGCGCGCCACAGCCACCGCCGGCACCGCTTGCTGTCACAAAACGCACTGAGGCAAACAAAAATACCGACGTGTTGCCGTCAATCGGCGACCGACTGGCAGGCTTTGCAAGCACGATCGCCAGCCGGCTTGGAATGCGCGCCGCCACTTCGCCAGCGGCGCCGACTCCCGAGCAATTGCCGACCCCGGCTTCTTCACAATCGTCAGCTATACCGCCTCCCTCTGAGGCCAGCAGTATGCTGGCAGACCTGATGCGGCAATTGGTTGAAATTGCTCAAGGAATTTCTCGAAAGATAGGCGTCGAATTCACCGCCGGATCCAGTCCGCCAGCGCAACCCGCACCCGCACCAGCGTCACCGCCAGAGGCGGCGCCTGCTGTTGCGCCTAAAGGCGCCTCGCTCAAGGCGAAAAAGCCGGCGGCAGGCGGTGGAATGATGGGAGCGGCGGGCGGCGCTATCGGCGGCGCGCTCGGCGGCCTGGCAGCCGGCCTCGGCGCTGCGATTGCGGCCCCGATTGCGTTTGCGGAAGTCGTGTCCGGCGTTGCCAGCCAGATCGCCGGCTTTATAAGTGCGATCAACCCTGGGCTAGTGCAAACGCTCGGCTTTGCCTTCCGCGACCTAACGGCGGTCGTCGGAATTGCCCTTCAGCCGATCCTCCAGGCAGCCGTCCCGATTATTCGCCAATTTACTAATGCGCTGCTTCCTCTGGCCAAAACGGTCGGCTCCACGTTGTCTGGTATTTTCGAAGCCCTGCAGCCGGCAATTGACGCGCTCACCGATACATTTTTTGTGATGGCCGCAATCCTCGATCCCATCGTACAGCTGGTGGGCGACGCGCTGGAGTTTTTGGCGCCAGTGTTCACCCTGCTGGCAAACATCGTCAAGCAAGTTTACGTCGCTCTCGGCTCAATGGTTGCCGCAATTGTCGGCGTCATTCGTGGCCTGTTTGGCGCAGTGGACGGCGACGGATTCAAAGACGTTATGCAAGGATTACAAGATGGACTAAAGATGCTGACGGCAGCGCTCATTCGCGGGCTTGGTTACATGCTGAAATTTTTTGGAAGCATCGCCGGCCTAAACGGAATGATTGACTTTTTGAAGAAAATGAACAAACCAAAGGAAAACGCCCAAGGCATAGCCGCCGCACAGAACGCGCAATTTACCAGCATTGAACAAGTGGGCAAATCAGCAGCGCTTGCCAGCGTCATTGCTACCGCAATCCCAGGTGGAAAAAAAGAAGAAAAAACAGATCAAGATTTTTTCCAGGGCATGATCGAGGAGCTGGAAGGAATCAAAGACAACGGCCCCTCGCTGATCGACGCAGTAAACTCGGTCGCTCCGGCAGTGGGAGATTACTTGTTGAAGCTGCCAGCGCAGATCGGAAAATCCGTGGCCGACGCCATCAGCAGCACGGCCGAAACCGTAGGCAAAGCCGCCTACGAAGCCAATCCGCTGAAATCCGCAGGCGAAGCCCTGGGCGACATGGCCGCATGGATGATTTACGGCAGCCCTAAGTAAGAGGATTCGCCCATGTCATTTCCATTCCTGGAGAGTATTCGGCAAACGACCTCGGCGCAATTCGCCATGGCGCAGTCGCGGGCAACTATTACGGGATTCTTGAACCCTGCCAGCGTAGACTTGCTGGACACTCTGACGACCATCATCGGCGGATGCGAGCCCCGAGGCGACGGCCGGCTGTCTCGCACCCTTCCGATTGCCCACCCGCAATATCCTTGGCTATTTGCGGAATCGGTGAGCGTGACAGGAATTGGATTCAATGAGCGACTAGACGCCGACCCTAACCTGGAAGCGCCCAGTTTGCTCACCTATGCGTCATACCAGCTGTACCGACTGGAAATCCAATTCAGTCCGCGCCCGTTTGCAGTCCTCAGTGACGACAGCATTGAGTTGCGCCCGTTGAATTACACGGACGACTCGGGGAACGCGGTCGCCACCACATACGCAAACGAGTACACACGGTTCACTGATTACGATGGGCAGCCGAGCGCCGAGTACATCACGGCGCAGCAAGGGCAGTTTGTGTTCCGGGCGGCGGGGGTTGCTGGGAACAACAACCCCGAAGGCGCGACCGTGCCTGGCCAGGTGCGTTTACTGCAAAACAAAAGCACAATCAAGTTCACGTGGTCGCAAGTACCGCTGTCGTACATTGAACCGACATTCCGCGACACCAGTTACATCGAGGACGCAATAGGGCACGTAAACCAGCTGGAATGGTATGGGTGGCCAGCCGGAACGCTATTATTTCTGGCGCCAACTTTCAGGCGATACGTCCCCGTAAATCCTGGGTTTAGCAACTGGTACGAAACGAGCGCGGTGTCAACGAACAAACTGGTCGATATCGAATTTACCTTCCAGCGGTTTGCCCCTCGCACCGACCCCGCGTTGCCGCCTCCGCCTCGCCCACAACACAAAGTAACAGCAGGCCACAACCTTTTGCCGTGGTTTGGGGCGGGCGGACAATATCACTATTACGCAGAATCAACCATTGGTGATCGGTCGCTGTATCCGTCGTTTCCCTTCCAGTTATTGTTCACGGATCCCGACGCATGAGCAAGTTTCCATTGCTACGCGCTGGCCAGGGCATGGAAATCACTCTGGCAGGCAATTGCATCGAGTTTTCCAGTACGGTTGCCCCGCCGATCGTTGCGGAAATTACGGGGACCTCCGGAACAAACGCGGCCGGCGCAACTAAATACACTTGGCGGGAAATGAGCGTAAATAAAACCGGAAGCGTTTACGAGCCGACCCGTGGAGGAAGGACCGGAACCGGTGCGGCCAATCCGGCATATGAGTTGAACGATGCACCAGCAGAAGCGGGAACAATCGTTTTGCTGCGAGTGAGAGGGAGCGGCACCGAATCACAGGGCCAGGCTGTTTACGAGTTTTCCCTGGGCGGAGGCGGAACGACCGTAAAGGTTGTGCGCGTCATCGCCGACTGGTCAGCGTTTCCCCAATATACGCCAGTGCAAGTGACAGGGATTGGGTGGTTGTATTTTGCGTACGTCCTTAGTGACTTGGGGGGAGCATATAGCGTTGATGCGTGGGTATTGCCGACGGCGGGCGAGACCCCAGGCGCTTTACGCTCTACAGTTTTGCGCGACCTCGGAGATTACATCGGAGTGCAAACATCAATCAATTACCTTGAAAAACCGATATTTTTGGTGCCAAATACATATCTGGCAACATATATTCCATACTCGTTTACATGCGGAGACAACGGCCTGGAAATCACGTACCAGCAATTGCGAATACCGAATGCGATATCCTTGGGGTTCGTTAGTCCATGATCGAGCCTTTGCCACAATATATTCCGTGCGCAAACTGTTGCAGCAAATGCTGCCATGGGATTGACTTGCCCGACTCGCTGACGGCGACGTTTTTGGATGACGACGGCACATTGCCCTGCCTGAACAATTACAGCATCAATCTGCTGAACAGAACCCTTGCGCCTGGAGCGCCAATGGGGCAAGTGGTGGAGCCTGCTTGGTTTTTCCCCATCCGCTCTGGCTGGGGGCAATTTACAAATGTGCGCAACAGCTGGCACTATATTCATTGGGGGAAACACGCGGAATTTAAGTCGTATCGACGATGGGTGCAACTGAATCCCTATGACATCGAAAATGATTACTGGGACGACGCCAGCCTTGACCTCTCATCTATTCCTTACTGGGCTAGTGTTTTTGCGGACGCGTCGCCTCATCCGCCGCGCAATCAAGGAACTTGGCAAATAGGCAACTGCATTGGCCAAGCATTATATGACCAATCGCTGTCCGGGGTATACGCTCCTATTCCATCGACAACCGCATATAGCAGAACAGCAGTAAACCTAGAAATATCATGCACTAGCAATTACTCGCACAGCAATCCAGCAATCAATATGCAGACATATCGAACAATTGGCGTTGTTTGTGAAATACAAATGCCGGCATATCTTTTGAATCCCCGAGAAGATTACAGATTTTTCAAAATTGTCACCAACCAGCTGTATGTTAATGAAATTATATCACTCACATGCGAACCGTTTTTGCTTGAGTTTTCGCTGAATATACCGGAATACTGGTCATACACCAACGTACTAGGGGAGACGACGCGATCCACTATTGGCGCAACCGGCGCAGGCGTAATTCGGGTGGTGGTCACTGAATGAAACCGTGTAAACACATCGAAGCAAACAGCGCTTGCAGAGTCTGCTGGCTGTATGACCACGACCCTAGATACCGCGCGCAATGGGGAGGCGGAGAAACCATTCCGTGCGCCAGCTCATTTCAGGAGCAGCGGCGCCAAGCAATCCTGGAAATCAAAAGGCGCGCTCAGGCCCCTTGCCGATATTTGGGCGAAGTGATGCAACCGACAGCCGCGTGCGGGTGCGGGCCATTGCATCAGTGTATAATCCATGGGCAATGCGTGCGCGCGGGAAACAACAACCAATGGAAATCATGTTCGACTTGTAACGATTACAAAACATAGTCAGCGAGGCGATGATGGAAATTCTCACGTTACTGCGAGAGTTTGGTTTGCCAACCATGTTACTGCTGTGCGGAAGTTACGCCACCTGGCAGGGAGCGCAATGGGTGGCCAGCCGCGTCATCATTCCGCTGCAGGATCGGCACTTTGCCTTTCTGTCTCATTTGCAAAAACATTTGGACACAATGAGCGCGACACAAGCGCAATTAGTAAATGACTTGCGTCGGTTATCCGAAACCGTAGAGGCGCTGGAGCAACGCATGGCAACCTGGGAGTCGCGGCGCTAACCTTCCGGGGGGCACGCAATGAATACATGGTCAATCGAGCGAACAGACAAGCACGCACACCGAATACAGTATCGGATGCCCAGGTCCTCCGGGGTGTGCCGCTTGCTTGTGCTCAGTGACCTGCATTGGGATTCGGCATGGTGCCGGCGGGACGTTCTGCAGCGAGACCTTGAGCAAGCGCTTGAGACAAATACGCCGGTGCTTATTGCGGGCGACCTGTACGATGCAATGCAAGGCAAATGGGACCCGCGAAAGTCTCAGGATCAGCTCAGGCCGGAGCATCGGGGAGGAAATTACCTCGACAGCCTGGTAAACACGTCGGTTGAATGGTTCGCTCCGTATGCGCGCGTGCTGGCGCTGGTAGGCCAGGGGAACCACGAGACCAGTATTCAGACCAAGCACGAAACCAACCTGCTAGAGCGCTTCGTAGCGCTAATGCGGGCACAACATGGAAGCCCGATTGAGCTCGGAGGTTATTGGGGGTATTTGCTAATTCAGATTTGGAATCTGTGCGGCAATTCAGCGACAAAAACGTTGCACTACCATCATGGGTATGGCGGAGGCGGAGAGGTCACGCGAGGACTGATCGACCAGTCGCGCACGCGTTCACAATATGACGGGGACGTATTTGTATCCGGGCATATTCATCGAAGAAACTCAGACGAAAATATCATTACCCGCGTGACAGACAGGGGAAAAGTTTATACAGTTCAGCAATTGTTCCTTCGGTGCGGAGCATACAAAGAGGAGGAATCGGGCTGGCATGTCGAAAAGGGAAGGGCTGGCAGGCCGATCGGTGGGTGGTGGGTGGAGTTTGCCTGCCGGAAGGCGACCAACCAGGCATTCGACGTGCAAACCATGAGGGCATATTCGACATGATTACATTGTATTTTTTATGTGTGGTGCTCAACGCAGACCCGCTAGTCCAGTTGCCGCCGACGGTGCAAGCGAAGCCTGGCAGGCTGGTACAAATTGCCGCAAAAAGCGAGCAAAAGCTAGTGAAATGGTTTTTGATCGGCGAGGATGCCGACCTGATTGTGATGGAGTCGAGTAAATCTGCGATATTCAGCGCCAGCAACGCGGGAGAATACCGGGTGCTCGCCTGGGTAGCCTCCGGGGACGTTCCTTCCGATGCTGCCGTTTGCGTCATTCGGGTGGGCGAATCTCCAGCGCCGGCGCCCATCGACCCGTTGCAATCGGCGCTTCAAGGGATTTATGGGGGCATTCAGGATTCCCAAAAAAACGAACAACGACAGACATTGGCAAAAGTATATCGGCAAGCAGCGAAAGCGGCCGGCGACCCGCAGTGGAGGACCGCCGGCGAGTTATACAATGCCATTCGAGGGATATCGGTAAAATCTCTTCCGGACGACGCGTTGCGGCCCATTCGGGACCGGCTGGGTGACGAGGTCGCTACCATTTTGCCGACAGAACCCGGAGCCCCGCTCACAGAAGAAATCCGGCAAAAAGCAGTGAACTTCTACCAGCGCGCGGCGAATATCCTGGAGAGCTTGCGATGAGCGACGATTCCTTGTACACGCCAGGATGGGTGCAAGACCCGGAAGCGGTTGCCGCCGTTGTGGGTGCTCAGCCGCAACCGTATTTCTCGATGACAGACGCGGCCGATCGGGAGACGATTCCCCCGGCCGTTTTTCTATGGCAAGCCCGAGAGAAGCTAACCGGGCAACCCTGGCCGTCGCGCAACCAGGGCCGAGTCGGATCGTGCGTCTCGTTTGGAACAGCGGCAGCAATTGAGGCAACAATGGCGGCGGAAGTGCTCGCCGGCGAGCCGGAAAGTATCCGCGACCTGTGCCAAGAGGTAATTTACGCAGGCAGCCGAGTAGAGGTTGGCGGCGGAAGGCTGGGCGGAAGCGACGGGTCGATCGGTGCCTGGGCGGCGGAGTTTGTTCGGCGCTGGGGCGTGCTGGACCGAGCGGTGTATGGCAAATACGACCTGAGCCGATACGACGAGACGCGTTGCCGCAATTGGGGCAAAACCGGAGTACCGGATGACCTGGAGCCCGAGGTTCGCAAATACCCGGTAAAATCTATCACCATGGTAAAAACCTGGCGCGAAGCGAAGGAAGCGCTCGCCTCGGGATACGGCATTTCGGTATGCAGCACGGTCGGGTTTACGATGAAGCGAGACAGCGAAGGGTTCGCAAGCCCGTCCGGAAGGTGGGCGCATTGCATGGCCCTCTTGGGGTACCAGGAAGGCAAACGCGAGGGTGGGTGGATCTGTAATTCATGGGGACCTGACGCGCATACCGGTCCGCTGGGCTCGGGAAATCCTCCCCCTTGCGGATTTTGGGCTGATGCTTCAGTGATTGAAAAAATGCTGAGGATGGAGGACAGCTGGGCATTCTCGGCATTGCAGGGTTTTCCAGCTCGCCGGCTGAATTGGTACGTCTAGGAGTCACTATGCTTACACCGTATCCGACGGACTTTCCCCGAGAGGGCCTGAACATATTGCTGCAAGCAGTACGAGGACAATTCCCGAATACTCCGGAGCTCGCCCACGTTTGCTGGAACGTGGCAGGGTTCGCGCTTGGCAAAACGCTCGGCGGCGGTCCCATCGTCGCAGGGAATCATAACGTCAGCGATGAGGACGTATTGATTGACGCCTTGAACCACGATGCGCCGGAAGGGGTATCGGAAGGGTTGTTCCCCTGGGCCCTAGTGCTGGATATCGCTTTGCGCATATTGCTCAAGCACCTAAACCGAAGCAGTCTATAAGTCTGGAATACTTTTGCCGTACCCTCCAGAGAATTACAGACAGCGCACCTAAACCGGTGCGCTGTAGTGGTATTCACTGTCTGAAATACTTCCAGACAACAAAAAATTTTTTTTTTGGATTTTTCAAAAATGTTTTTCAGGGTATTTTAGACAACGCAACCCATGGCCAGAAAACAGTTTAACGCGCTGTCTGTAATTCCACAGCACCATAGAATTTTCCGTTTTAGAATTACAAACAAATAAAAGAGTTGACAAAGTTTTCGACATAGCGTAAAATTAACCTTGTCAGCGGATGATCGCTGATTCACCTTTCAGGACAGGAGCCTTGCCATGACCTTTTCCGCCAAGTGCCTCGCTCTCGCTTCCGCTCAATGCCTTATGCTCAGCTCGAAAGAGCTGTGCCTTTCTGACGCCAAGCGCCTTTACGAAGCCGGACGAATTGATGACGCGCTGGCAAGGCTAGAAAAGGGGGCGCGTTACGCCTGGGGGTTTAATCGCCCCGATGGGTGGAATGGATGATTGCCCGCTGACGAGGCCCCGGGGCGCCGGGCCGAAACGGGCGCAAGCCCGTCCGGGATGCAAAACAGGACAGGATAGGATAGGAGACTGGACATGGAACAGATCGAGTTGATACCCGGAAAGTTTTACATCATCGACCTGTGCATTTGTGGCCCGGATGCCGCCTTTGCCGGTCCTTACAACACTTCTGCCGAAGCAGTAGCCGACCATACCAGGCTATTTCATGGCGACTACGGTATTGCCATGTTCCTGCCAGGTGGATACGCCGATAGCGAAACCCGCTGGCACTTGGTTTCTGATGATCCGCTAACGGAATGCCAATGTGATGGGCCTCCGCTCTTGTGCCGGTATTGCGTTAGGGTACAACTTCTCGACCGGCGCTGACGAGGCCGGAGGCGTCCGGCCGAAACCGGGGCAACCCGGTCCGGGACGCAAAACAGGACAAGACAGGAGCCAGACATGAGCCTTTACGAGATTGGTTACGAGAACGACCGATGCAGCGGTACGCAATTGGTTCGGGCCAAGAGCCGTGAAGAAGCCGTTACCGAGTTTACGCGAAGGTGGCAAGAGTACGGTGACTCAGCGCCGGAGTGCTGGGTTATCCGCGTATGGTCCGAGGACTAACCCGCTGACGAGGCCCCGGCAGGGGCCGAAACGCCGCAAGGCGTCCGGGATGCTGGCCGCTCAATTCGGGCGGCCGAACCTAACCAGGAGAGGATACGATGAAAACGAAACATACGCCGGGACCGTGGGACCTGTTGCCGCTGGCAGCATGCCAAGCAATCCAAGCCGGCCCGCGAAATCGCATTTGCGTGCTGTATAACCACGTCGAGCACGACGGCATACCGTGCGGTTCAATTGAAAGCCAGAGCAAGGCGCAGGATGAAATCGACGCGAACGCCTGGCTGATCGCCGCCGCGCCGGACCTGTTGAAAGCGTGCAGGGCCGCATTGGGCGTGATGGAGCAGCACGGGCACACGCACGACAACCCCACCGCCGATACGCCAATCGACATGCACGACACCGGATTATCTTCGTCGCTGTCCGACGTACTCCGGGCTGCTATTGCAAAAGCGGAAGGGAGGTAGAAGGCAGACATGCGCACGGCGGACTAACCCGCTGACGAGCTTACCGGCGGGACGCAAACGGATTTCCTGAATGCGCTTTTCCGGAAAAAAATAGTTGACATACCGCAAATCCGACGATATAGATAAAGTGTCGGCGAACGATTGCCGGCGACATGCCAGGACAGGAGACGGGGCGATGAGCAAACTTTTTACGTTGCGATATTGCGAATCATCCGTGCTATTCATCAAGTTTACGGTTTTGGGTGATACGGTGCATTTGCACGGGCCGATTGGCGCTGTCACTTACATTGACCGCGAAATGCCGCTCCAAGAGGCGCGCGAATACTGGCAGGAGCTTGTCGCAAATAACTGGCGACGTTGCAAAAACAGTGACGCGCCGCACGGGAGGTTTTGGTTCTGGAATTGATTAGGACAAGAAACAGGAGGAAAACCATGGAAACACTTGCGATATGCTTGAACATTGGGGACCGGATACAGGTCGCTGGAGTGTGGGTAGACTCCAAGGTAACTGGCGTTCAATCGTACTGGCGCAAAGGGCGCCGGCTTTGCGCGGTTCACCTGGACAACCATTCCCCCATCATCATGCAGATTACTGACCGCGTGGTGGTTCTCGGCCGGGGGGCTTTATGAACCTATTTATTCTGGATTATGACCACGCGTACAATGCGGTGTATCACGTGGATCGGCACATTGTTAAAATGCCGCTAGAGGCAGCTCAGCAGGTTTCTACGGCGCTACACCTGGCGGGCGCAACGGGACCATACAGGCCTGCATTCGCCAAGCACCCTTGCACGCGATGGGTTGCGTCGTCTCGTGCCGCGTATTTATGGACGTGCGAATACGGGCTGTCGCTGTGCGCCGAATACACTTACCGGTATTCACGTCGGCACAAGTGCGCCGACGTTTTGCTTGCATGCCAAGCCCAAGCGCACCTAATAGCCGACGGAGCCTGGGCGCCGTTTGCCCAGGCAATGCCCGATCAGTACAAAAACCAAGACGCGGTCGTGGCGTATCGGGCGTATTACTGTGGTGACAAAACGCACTTGGCCACCTGGACAGGTCGCGCTCGTCCGGAATGGTTTACCAGCACCAATCAGGGAGTTTGAAAAATGCCAAGGATTACGATTGGGATTGATGAGGTCGCAATATATGGGAGCATCCCGAAGGCGATCATAGCGCATTGCGAAAATACCTATCACATGGCGAGCGCTTCGCATTGCGACCACACCGGCAACGCAATTGCGGCTTTTAACGATGGGCAGGCAATTTATGTTTCTCCCGACGACGGAACATACATTGAAGCGCAGAACCCGAGCGCTGATTCAGCACCGGAGGAAATACGCGTTGCGCTCAACGGCGAAAAATACGTCATCACTGAATGGAGTGATGAGTCCTGCGTGTATCTGTGCTGCCCGACCCTGTGCCAGTGCCTTGATGCGCCGGAGGCCGCAACGGAGTTAATCCTGGCTGCAGAATCCGGAACGCACAAAAAATACTATTGCGACGTGGACGCATGGCGCGTCTTGGCATACAAGCTGCGAGATGCTGCGCAAATGCTGGCGCCGCTGATTGCGCCTGTGAGCGGGAGAAAAGTAAATGTATAGCTCTTTGCTTGTGTCTGTTGCTGAAATGGCCAATAGGTTGCACATAAGCAGACAAGCCGTATGGGCGTTGGTGAAACGCAAAACGATCAGCCCACCAATAAAAGTAATGGCGCGTTACGTGTGGAGCGAAAGCGTTGCGGAGGAAATCATTTACCAAAGAATCGAATTAGATCAAGCACGGTTGCGCCTTATGGAGAAGCGACACAAGGCCAGAGACAAAAGAATAGTCAGGTTACGCAGTAAGATTTCAGATTTACTCATCCTTAACATGACCGTAAGAAAAACTAAAGAATCAAAAAATAATAGTTGACATGCAACCCGATGTAGGATATAAGTATTTCTGTCGGCGCACTGAGCGACGGCGACACACCCAGGACAGGAGCCGCGAAGATGAACCAGATACAAAGCACGATACTTGACCAGCTCGGTGGCCTTGGAAGGCTGACGGCAATGATCGGTTTGCGATCCATTTACACCGGCGACAGCAATGAAATTCGGATTCGGTGGACAGCTCGGGCCCGTGCAAAAATCAACGTCATGTCTGTTACGTTGCGGGCTGACGATTACTACGATGTAATTTTCTCCGCTAACGGCGCCTCCCCCCTGGCGCTCCCCCTGGCAATCAAGTCTCGTTACGAGGCTGTCGGTTGCGAGGACCTGGTGCGGATATTCGAGAAAGAAACCGGGCTGTATCTTACACTTTTCCCGAAAAAGGGTTGACATAGTTTGTCGATCGGACTAAGGTAATTTCACCGGTGCACTGAGCGCCGGTGATACTCAGGACAGGAGGCAGGATAATGAACGCTACACCGATCAAGCTAAAAACTGGCGAATGGGGAGCCCGCGTTGCGGGAAGCGCCAAGCGCGGCGATGAGCTGACAATTACCGCCAAGAGCGGAAAAACCTGGACGGCCATCGTTGACGTGGTGGTATGGTCCGGAAACGGTGTCAGCCTGTGCGCGCTGTTGCCGACGCAGCGGAAGGAAAGGGCCCCCAGAGCGTCGGCGGGATGCTGGGTTTGCCCGGCTTGCGAGGAAGAAAACAGCTCGTCTGCCCGTACATGCTGGGAGTGCGGTTGCTCCCACTAGGTTACCTACCGCTGATTCCATAGGACAGGAGTAATTGCCATGAACAGGGTCGATCTTGCTAGGAATGTGGTTCAGGCCGGCGGGCATTTTGTCATTAGAATTGAGACAGGATACCGGCACCGGCAAACGCGAGTGACCAGGCTTTTCGACCGATACGGAATCCTGGTGCGGGGCGTCGGCGAAGCAACCAGGCGTGAGCTTGCGAGCGAATTGCGGCAGATCACGTCCTGGAAAACCAGCGATTGGGCGCGCACGTTTGTTGCGATTGATGCCCCGATTACTCCGGAGGAAGTTGCCATCTCCGAACAGCGCGAGCGCGAATCCTGGTACTATCAGGATTGAGCTTGACAGAATTCCGGAGTATTTCTAAACATAATATGCCCGATGTGTCGATGGGATGGGAATGGGAATGGAGGTTACAATGGATTATGAGCTGATGATGGATATTGAAAAGATCATTTCTACGGCATCACTGAAGGCCGCTGTTGCGATCGTGCTCACCCGAGGGGTAGAGACACGCGTGCGGATGGCTGAGCTGGCAGCAAACCTGAAAAGCTGCATCAGCGACAAATGGGACGAGATCATAGACGATTGTGCTGGCATGTCCAACATTGCCGACGAAAAACATTTGCACGCTTACTTGTCGATGAAATCGGTCGCGATTGCCAGCGCGGCCGTCGACCAGACAACGGGGGGGCAGCGATGAAAACCGTTCACGGTTACGAGATTTTGCGTTACGAGCGAGTCGGCGATGATGAAGCCGCCGTCCTAGCGTATCGGGGGACAGACACGATACACCCATACGTTGTCTGGACTCTGGCGCGCGAGGTTTACACTTGCGGCTATTACACCGACTCGCTGCAAAAGGCGCGCCAAGCGTTTTCCGATCGTTTGAGGTTTTACGACGTCGGGCAACCGACGGGGGGGAGGTGATGCGAGCGTTATTGATTTTGGGCGCTGGCCTGCTGGCCGGTTGCTCCGCGACGACTATACAGGTCCAGGGGCATTACACGCACGGCCCTGGAACAATCACGGTCACAATCATCAAGTAAGGAGAAATCATGGGATACGCGTCTCAGGCGGGCGGGCTGTGGCTCACCCGCTCGGCCGGCGAGGAAATCATCATCGGCGAGGGAGAAAACGAGGTCGTAATTGTTGTCGAAGCGGCGAGCGGTGGGCGGGCTCAGTTACGGATTTTAGCGGGGCCCAAGATCAAGATACAGAGAGCGGAGCTTAGGTGGACTACACCCAGGGAGGATGGAAAATGACAGCAGTGTTCAGAAGGGCAGTAAAAAGCCGGGCAAAGCTCCGGTTTGCCCTGATCGGTCCGAGCGGATCAGGGAAAACTTACACCGCGCTGGCGATTGCCGCCGGGCTGGGGCAACGGGTCGCGGTCATCGACACCGAGCACGGGAGCGCATCCAAATACGCCGACCTGTTCGGGTTCGACGTTCTGGAGTTGTCCAGTTACAGCCCGGAGCGTTACGTGGAAGCGTTGAAAGCCGCCGCTGCTGCTGGTTACGAGGTTGTCGTGATTGACAGCCTATCCCACGCATGGATGGGCAAAGATGGTGCATTAGAGCTGGTGGACAGGGCCGCCGCTCGCAGTAAATCCGGCAACTCGTTTGGTGCGTGGAGGGAGGTTACCCCCCAACACAACGCCATGGTGGAGGCAATCATCACTTCCCCTTGCCACGTCATTTGCACGATGCGGAGCAAAACGGAGTACGTCCAGGACCGCGACGAGCGGGGCAAAACTGTCATACGGAAGGTCGGGTTGCAGCCGGTGCAGCGCGATGGAATGGAATACGAGTTTGATATCGTCGGCGATATCGACCACGACCACAAACTGGTCATTACCAAAAGCCGCATTCCCGCTCTGTCGGATGCGGTCATTCCCAAGCCTGGTGGCGAGCTTGCGTCTCAGTTGCGCGAGTGGCTGGAGGCGGGAACCGAACAGGCGCAACCCGCGTCCGCCTTTGCGCCTTCCACCACGCCTGGTGGGCTTGTCCTTCCGGGGCAACTAAGCCTGATGCGCCAGTTGTATTCGGCGGCGGGCATGCGTTCATCATATTGGGAGGAAGTGAGGGAGAAGTATAAGGTGGAGTCGTCAAGCCAGCTGAGACAGGAGCAAGCCGCCGAGGTTATTGCTCATCTGCGAAGCATACTGGACGCGAAGGGAGGGGCGGAGTAATGCCGAGCATATTTGATTTGCAGGACGAGTTGTTGCACTTGCGGCACGTCCTAGAGATGGAGGCCGACGGGGAGATTGACCCTGCGCTCGCGGACTGGCTTACCGCAAAAGAGGGTGAGCTGGAAGGAAAGGTTGAGAATTACTGCTCAGTTATTGGGGAGTTTGAAGCGCTTGCGGAAGCGCGAAAGGCCGAGGCAAAACGGGTCGCTGAGCTTGCCGCGTACGACTCTCGCAAAGCCGAGCGCATGCGGGCCGTCTTGAGAGAAGTGTTTGGAAGGCTAGGCATTGCGCGAATGGAAACGACCCGCTACAAGGTCCGGTTGCAAAACGCCGGCGGAAAGCAACGGGTTGTCGTCGATCCCTTTGAGCCGATGCCAGACGAGTTCACGAAGATCATCCCTGCCAGCAAAGAGGCTGACATGGAAAAAATACGGAAAGCTCTGGAATCGGGAGAGAGTTTGCCGTTCGCCAGTTTACTCCCGAGGTCTCAGGTTCTCATCATCAAGTAGGAGGCGCGCAAATGAGTCTTGACCAGTTTGACAAGGAATACAACCCATCAGACGCGGGGAAGCCGCTCACGTTGGAAAGCCTGGAGGATGGGGTTTACGTACTCACGGTGCAATCGGCCGCACTCGTAAAAACCGAGCGCACCGGGGAGGATATTTTGCGGTGGATGTATAGGGTCGTCCAAGGACCGAGCATGGTGGGCTCCGTCGTTGAAAGCGTCAATTTCTTTCGCTCCCAAGTATCAGTAAACATCCTGGGTGCCGACCTGGCTTTGCTGGGGTTGCCTACGAGCACCTGGACGGTGGGCAATGGGAAGCCATTTAGCAAAATGATGCGCGAGTCCTTGCCGGGCCTGGCAGGGATTACATTCAGCGCCGCCAAGGTGACGACAGATAAAGGTAACGGAAAGGTTTACCACAATTTGCGAATCAAAACGCGAGTGAGTGGAGCGTCGCCGATGCCTGAGCAACCGATTGAAAATGACCTTCCATTTTGACCTGATATAAAGCCCTGCCGGCGAAGTGCGCCGGCGGGGCGTTTCTTATTTGCACGGATGCGGAGCTGAGGAAATGAGCGAATACGCGACCATTTTGGAATACTTGAGATGTTTCATTCAGCCAGGGCAGGTCTCGGAGCTGCGAGCGTTCGGCGAAGAAGGGGGATACTCCGGCTGGTTCGACCACATGCACCTGGAGAGCATGGCCCGCGCCGCCGTGGAGCTAGAGAGGACGGCAGTATGCCGTGGCATTTACTTCACACCCAATCCGGTCGCCGCCAATTTGCTCAGCCGGCGCCCTAATCAGATCGGACCGTCGGGCCGGTGCACCACGGATGCGGATATTATTGCCCGCCGCTGGTTATTGGTAGACGTTGACCCGGTTCGGCCGGCTGGCGTAAACAGCACCGACGAGGAGCGCAAAAGCGCCTGGGCGGTTGCGACTCAGGTGCAAACAGCAATGACCGCAGCCGGATTTTCGGAACCAATCATCGGCAGCTCCGGAAACGGCTGGCACCTGTCGTATCCGGTCGATTGCTTGAACGACGACGAGAGCAAAGAGAGATTCCGTCAAATACTCATTGGACTGGATGCGCGTTGCAGCACGGACAAAGCGAAGGTGGACGCAAAAACATTTAATGCGGGCCGAATTTGGAAACTTTACGGAACGCGAGCCCGCAAAGGCCCGAGCACCGGCGAGAGGCCGCACCGCGTCGCGTTCATCGCGAGCCCGTTGCGTGAGATTACGGATCAGGACCGGCAGAAGAACACGGCGGCAATACCCATTTTGCTAAGCGCGTGGGACAGACAGCAGCAATCATTTGCAGCGCTGGAGAGCCAACGCCCACCGACCGGCGTATCAGAGAGGGCCCGCGCATACCTGGCAAAGATCCCTGGCGCAATCAGCGGGCAAGATGGGCACGGGCGCACTTACCACGTTGCGATGACACTGGTGGAAGGTTTTTCGCTGGACCGCGATGCGGCGCTGTCACTTATTCGGGAGTGGAATGCGACCTGCCAGCCACCATGGACCGATCGAGAGCTGCAGCACAAAGTAGATTCTGCCGTAAAAAACGCCGTCAACCGTGGGCACCTATTGCGTGATGATCGGCCCGCACGGCCGGATGGAAGGGCGCCGCGTTACGACGCGCGGCCTGTGTACACCGGCCCGGACTCGGCACCGGAGTCACAAGCGCCGGAGGACGACCCGGATGCCACCGCCGACGACCTGATTCGATTGCAGGCAACGGTGCAATGGACATGGCCTGGATGGATTCAGCGCGGGACGCTTACATGCCTTGCAAGCGATCCGGGTATCGGGAAAACCCGGCTATGCGCTGACCTGACCAGGCGTGTATGGCACGCCGAGCCGTGGCCCGATGGCGCACCGCCTACCCTGCCTCCCCGAAGCCGCGTCCTCTGGATTGCGGCGGACAGCCAGTGGGCTGAGCTGGGCACGTTGCCGGGTGCGTTCGGCTTTCCAGCCGAAGCAATCGTTCTCAATGGCCGGAGGAGCAACCCATACGTCGGAACAAACCTGGACAGCATCGAGGACCTGGCGGAATTTGAGAGGCGCATTCGCCGAGTGCAGCCGGCTCTTGTTTTTGTCGATACGGCGGGAAATGCTACGGATCGAAACCAAGGGCGGCCGGAGGAAGCAAAAGCCTTTTTCAAGCCGCTTGCCGAGATTGCAACCAGGAATAACACTAGCATCATTCTGGTTACTCATTTGAATAGGGGAGGCCAGGTGTTGGGGGCCCGCATCGTGGGCGCAGTGCGCCAGGTGATTAAATTAGACTCCCCCGACCAAACGCAAGAGGACCGGCGCCGGGTGTGGGTGGAAAAAACCAACAGCCAAAAGCCGCCGGCTCTCGGCGTCACTATGGGATCAGCAGGAAACACATACGATCACGACCCGCCGACCGGCGCAGACGAAGTTGCGCCCGCTAGGGCGGTCGGTAGGCCAAGCCACTTGGATGCCGACATGGAGTGGATGCGCGAATACCTCGCCACGGGCGCGAAGATGGTGGCGCAAACGCGGCGCGATGCACAGGCTGATGGCATCGGCGCGAGTCGGCTATACAGGGCCAAGGATGGCCTCCAGGTGGTGGAATACGAAGTGGATGGCAGGCTGTGGTGGAGGCCGAGTTCGACGGACTGACCAAGGGCGGGCATGAATTGGTTTACCATTTTTTTCATAGGGTTAATGGTTGCGGCTGAAATGGTTTTCATAGGCATAATGTACTTTTTACTTTTCAGGAAAAGGCTGTAACTAGAGTGATGAGTGATTACACATCCCTGTTTCTTGAGAACAAACGGGCAATTGCCCGAGCCGCTTACCTATCTTGCCCGCGCTGGATGGAGCTGGAGGACTGGACGAGTGAAATGATGCTGCGGGTCTGGAGCCGCATTTCCAGTTACAACCCGAGTAAAGGGAAGTTTACCACGTGGGTTTATGTGATTGCGTTCCGGTTTGCAGCGCAGAAAAAATCCTTTCGGTCGGCGCTCAAGCGCTCCGCGCATGCCACGAAATCTATTCACCGTATTCGTGACAATGGTAACGAGTACAGCAGCGAGCCGATTGATTACCGCGTGGAGTCCGCAGAAGCGATGGATATGCGCTTAGATGTTGCTGAGGCAATATCCAAAATGATTCCGTCAGATCGGGAAGTTTTGCAAAACATTATGAGCGGGGAGCGAGAGGGTCAGTTTGCAAAGATAAAAGGGTTTTCTCGTCAGCGATGGAACCATTTGCGAAAGCGGGCACTAGCCAGGTTGCACCGGCGCCTGTGGGGAACAGGGCACGGACCGAAGGCAAACGGCCATTCGCTATAATCGAAAAAACGTCCTGCTGGAGTTGCGCCATGTCACTAGACGATTTGCCGAAGTTCATTGATCGAACAGCGGCGGGAGTTGCGACATGCGAGCACATACGAAAATTGGGCGAGATTTTACAACGGGGGGAAGCGCTGACTGTCAGCGATGGGATCGTAATTTTACAGGACCTAGCGCACTTGCGATATATTTACACAGTGGAGCGCGTGCAGCAGCAAGCAATAGAAATACTGTCTCGCACATGGGACCGGCCGGCGGAGGCAATTGTTGATTTGCGGCAGGCGCGGCGCCTGATTTCGTGGTCGATCAAGGAATACAAGCGATTAGATTCCGGCGAGGGCAGCGCCGATGAAGTTGCCTGATATACGCCAGGAAGGCAGCCACGATTGCGGGCTTGCGGCCTGCCGTACCGTTGCCAAGCTGTACCGTCGCCGCTGGACGCCCGAGCTTACCGCGAGGCTAGGCACCAGCCTAATTGACGGAACCGATCCGCGCGCAATCGAGTCTACGTTGCGGTTTTGCGGGTTCGGAGTGATTGCGGGAGAAATGACGCTAGACGACCTTCAATACCAGACGCAATTGCGACGCCCCGTAATTTGCCTAATCACTCGGGAAGGGGTCGGCCATTACGTGGTCGTCAGCGGAATTGACTGCGGACGTATTCGGCTGCAATGCCCGGCGGAGGGCCCGATAGCCACAAGCAAAACGAAGTTTATTACCTCCTGGCGGGACGTGGACCGGTTGGGCGCGACCTATCATCAGTTTGCGCTTGCGGTCTGGATTTGATTCAGCAATCATGCTGGCATGGCGGAACCTAGCCATGCGGACAGCTCCGAATCTCGCCAGGGCAGGGTATTACTTACCCTCGGCCCCCCTCCCTCCGTGAACCGCATTTGGCAACGCGGTCGAGGAGGAGGTGTATTCCGCAGTCGAGCGTATTCAACATGGTTGCGCGCGTCGCATTTGCTCTGCGGCCAGGCTGGAGCTATTTTAGGTTCGGTGGTTATTCGCATTAGCATTCATGGCGGAAAAGGCTGGAGACAAGGGCGCGACATAGACAATGCTGCAAAGCCAATCATAGATTTCCTCGTTCATTCCGGCGTCATAATGGACGACAATTACGAGGTCGTGCGACGAGTCTCGATATCGTATTACTCGCCTGCCAGCGCCAAGGACAAGGCGTATGTGCGAGTATCGGTAAGGCGGTGCGCGAGTGAACCATAACGCAACCATTTTGGTGCGCGAGGTGGCGGAGCGCATTGAAGAAGCGAGCGCAAGCATCGTCATGGACCTTGCAGCGTGGGAGACGCTTTGCCTAATCATTTTGCCGGAGTTTTACCAGGATCGGCCCGAAGATGATCGGGGAGCAACGCAAGCGGAACCGGGCTCATTTGAGAAAATACAGGTGATATCCGAACGAGTGGGACGCGACCGGTCGCCGTTTCACGCTCAGGATCGTGTAATTGCGTCATCCGCTTTCTCACCATCCAATCGGCATGAAACGTATAAGCTAAGAGGTGTTACACCGGCATGGGAGAACGAAAATGAACATTAGGGACCGAGTGAAAGAGTTGCGCCGAGTGCCGGCGAAAACCTTGTTGCCGAATAAAAAAAACTGGCGCAAACATTCCCGACAACAACGAGAAGCCCTGGAGGGTATTCTGTCCGAGGTCGGGTTCGCGGACGCCCTGATCGCATACGAGACGCCGAAAGGACTTCAGCTAATCGACGGCCACTTGCGCGCCAGCTCCACGCCGGACGCTCTGGTCCCCGTGCTGGTTCTGGATGTAAACGAAGTTGAGGCGGACAAGTTACTGGTTACTCTTGACCCTCTCGCGGCCATGGCAAAAACCGACGGAAAGCTATTGACCGAGTTGATTGGCTCGCTGCATGTCAGGAGCGCGGCGCTGGCGGAAATGCTGGCAGGCTTGAATGAGTCGGCAGCGAGGCAAACCTTCCAGCCCGAGCTGACACCCGAAGCCGGCAACAAACTGGTTGGGCCTAAGGATATTGCGGATACGGAGGAAAAATTGACGGGCCGGTTTCTGGAAATCCCCAAAAATTTCAGAGACGTATGCTGCCCCAGTTGCGGTGCCGAGTTCTCGCTAGACGTGGAGGGCTAAAATGCGCTTTCTTTGCCAGGCAATTCAGACGCGGGCACATATAGTCGAATACTTGCGGCGCCACATTCCAGGGCTGGAGGTGGTATGGGATCAGCACCGATCCGCTCGGCTGACCTGGTTAAGCGTGCTTGAGGCGGCCGGAAGCGATGCGGTTGTCGTCGTTGAGGACGACATAATCCTCTGCAAAGGATTTTGTAAAACGGTGTTGCAAATAATTTCTACGCACCCAATGGATTTAATTCAGTTTCACTCTCGCGTAAAAGATGACCTCGCTATTGGCTCTAGGTACAGGTCGGGCAAAAGTTTTTGCGGAAACCTGGCGGTATACTTTCCCGCTGGAATGAGCAAAGCGCTTTTGGAGTTTTCAAAAGATCATCCCAGGTGGCAAACGGACCCCACCGGATACGATTTACTCATGGGTGATTATATGCAGCTTCACAAGTTACGTTATTGGAACCACGTTCCGAGTTTATGCGATCATTTACCATTAGTTTCTGAGATTGACCGAAAGCGCTCTAGGTTTCGGCAATCGGCCACATTTCAACAGCCTGAAATAGACGGGTTGCCATCCGGGGTGCTTATACGTGAGTATTCCAGATGAGGATTTACTTGAACGAGAATGTTCTGGAAGCCGCATACCGAAGAATACGGTGGGTGTTCGACAAGTTCCAAAACGTCATAGTTGCTTTCTCGGGTGGAAAGGATTCAACGGTAATTCTGAACCTCGCGCTGGATGTTGCGCGAGAGAAAAAAATTGACCGGCTGCCCGTCGTGTTCATCGACCAGGAGGCGGAGTGGCAAACTGCAATTGATTACATTCGGGACGTGATGAGCAACCCGCGAGTGAACCCATACTGGCTGCAAATACCAATCAAGCTGTTTAACTCGACGTCGCAAACGGATCCTTGGTTGCATTGCTGGGAGCCAGGTGCCGAGTGGATACGCCCGCAAGAGCCGAACAGTTACACGGAAAACGTACTCGGCACTGATCGGTTTTCGAGGGCATTCTCTCGTTTCCCGAAAGCGTATTTTCGCGCCGAGCCCGTCGCCATCCTGGGAGGAGTGCGCGCCGAAGAAAGCCCGGCGAGGTTACGCGCGCTCACCGTAGCCAATACGTACCAGGGGGAGACATGGGGCAAACGCTTGGATCCCAAGTTGCCCCATTACACTTTCTATCCCATCTATGACTGGTCTTACACGGACGTCTGGCATGCCATCGAATCGCATAGGTGGGCGTATTGCGCTCTGTACGACCAAATGTATCAATACGGAGTTCCGCTAAGAAGTATGCGAGTCTCTAATTTGCACCATGAGACGGCCACCGAGTTTTTGACATACTTGCAGGAGCTTGAGCCGCAAACGTGGAACGCGGTAACTCGCCGGTTGGCCGGAGTGAATACCGTGAACCAGATGCAAAGCTCATGGTACTGCCCGAAGGAGCTTCCGTGGATGTTTTCGGACTGGTGGGAGTATCGGGACCATATTCTAAATACGATTGTTGCTCCTGAGAGCAGGGAGCACTACCGAAAACAATTCCAAACATACGACGCTAATTACTCGCGACATCAGCCGGCGATGGATCGCCTGGTAAAAGTGCAGATTTCCATGATGTTAGTGAACGACCTGGAGGGCACCAAGCTCACCCCATTCCGGTCTGTGTATGGGTCGTATTCACGCGGCGCTGGAGTCAGAGGAGGCATTCGTGCTGTCTGAAATACAAAAGTTATACGACCAGGCTTCCGACAAAAGGGAGTTTTTGCGGCAAGCCCGGCAATCCCTTCACGAGCTCTCGCCGACGCGATCGCAGCCGATCGACCTGGTGCGGTGGGTGCCAATCGACATGGTTTCCCCGAATGATTACAACCCGAATTCGGTCGCTCGCATTGAAATGAAGCTGCTTTATACGTCCATTCTTCACGATGGGTACACTCAGCCGGTGGTGACAATATGGGACGACGAAAAACAAAAATACGTCATCGTGGACGGATTTCACCGGTACTACACCGCGAAAGTAAATCCGGATATCCTTGAACGGAATCACGGGCTGTTGCCGATCGTCGTCATCAGCGCTGACATGAACCACCGAATGGCCAGCACGGTCCGCCACAACCGAGCAAGAGGAAAGCACAGCGTATCCGGAATGGCAAACATGGTATTTTCCATGTTGGAGAATGGCTGGGAGGATGCTGATATATGTAACGAGCTAGGCATGGAGGCGGAAGAGCTGGTTAGACTGAAGCATATCACTGGATTTAGTAAACTATTTGCTGATGCGGGGTATCAGCGGGCATGGGTGACGATTTCGCAGGCCCGGGTAAAGGCCAAGTATACTTCGCAGGTTTCGCAACTGAAGGAAGGCGACGATGCCGCAAGCGCGCAAAACTGACAAACAATTGCTGGCGGCGCTGGAAGCGTCGATGGGAAATGTATCGGCTGCAGCGCGTGCGCTAGGGTACACTCGCAGACGTGTAGAGCAAAGGATTGCAAAGAGCCCCAAGTTGCAGGAGGCGAAAAACGATCTCCGCGAGAGCATGACAGACAATGCGGAGTCAGCGCTGAATCGAGCTATTTTGCAAGGGGAGGCGTGGGCGGTCTGTTTTTACCTGAAATGCCAGGCAAAAAATCGTGGGTATGTGGAGAGGACGGAAGTTCAGCAAACGACGAAGGTAACTGTCAGCAGCCTGGAGAGCATGACCGATGACGAGCTTGTTGCCATCGTCAGGGAGGAGCAAGCGGGCCGAAGCAGCAAACCAGTTACTCCGGAGGAGGCGAGCTAGAACAGACCTGATTGAGTTTTCCAGGTTTACAATGCCCGATTACGTTCCGGGCTGGCACCACCAGTACATGAATGACGCTATATGTCGCATGATGAGTGGAAGCCTCCGCCGGCTCATCGTGTCCATGCCGCCGAGGCACGGTAAAAGCGAGTTAATCAGCCGGCGCCTTCCTGCGTTGCTGCTGGGCCAGGATCCCGATTGCACGGTGATTGCCAGCTCTTACTCAGCTGAGCTTGCCTCCCGAATGAATCGGGATTGCCAGCGCATCATGACCTCCCCCGAGTACGGCATACTATTTCCCGAGTCCAAGCTGAATGAATCGAACGCGCGGACCACGTCGGGATCCTGGTTGCGAAATAGCGACGTATTCGAGATTGTCGGCAAAAAGGGATCTTACCGCTCATCCGGCGTAGGTGGGGGCATCACGGGCATGGGCGCCCGGTGGCTGATTGTAGATGACCCCATCAAAAATCGTGAAGAAGCAGACTCAGTGACATACCGCAATAAAATATGGGACTGGTACACGTCCACGCTGTATACCCGGCAATCACCAGACGCGCGCATACTCGTCGTCATGACGCGCTGGCATTCGGACGATCTGGCAGGCCGGCTCATCTCGGCAAGCCAGAACGACCCGGCCGCCGACCAGTGGGAGGTGATTAACTTTCCAGCGCTTGCCGAGGATGTTCCGGTGCCGTACGACCGCAGAGCGCCAGGGGAAGCGCTGTGGCCGGAAATGTTTTCCGAAAATGATTTACACCGAGTTCGTGCATCTATCGGTGCCTATGATTGGGCGGCGCTGTATCAGCAGACGCCACGGGCCGGCGGTGGTGTCGAGTGGCCGGCGGCATACACGGAAGGGCGCGACCTGTTTTTTGACGAATGGCCGGCATGCTCCATCAGAACGATTGCGGTCGACCCGAGTAAAGGGCGTGACGGCAGGCAGGGGGATTACTCCGCTATCGTATTGCTCGGCCGCGCTTCCGATGGGACGCTGTATTGTCAGGCTGATCTTGCCAGGCGCCCGTCAGAGCAAATCATTGACGACGCGCTGACTCACGCCGCAAAGTTTAAGCCCGACGTATTCGGTGTCGAGTCGAACCAATTCCAAGAGTTACTAGCGACGCAAATGTCTGCAAAAGCGCGGGCAATGAACGTCGCGTTGCCACTGGTACAAATCAATAACCTGGTGAGCAAACCTATACGCATACGAAGGTTAGGCCCATACCTGGAGGGCCGACAAATCCGGTTCAAGGCAAATTGCTCAGGGACCAAATTGTTAATTGACCAGCTGAAAGACTTCCCGGTTGCGACGCATGACGACGGCCCGGATGCCCTCGAAATGGCGGTTCGGTGTATGATCGAGCTGTATAACGGAAAAGTATCCTCGCAGCAAATCGTGCGGAGAATCCGAGCATGACATGGTTCGAGCGACTATTTGGAAGCAAAAAAAAACCCGACGCGCAGCCGACGCCTCGCCAGCAACGCGAGGAACTGGAGGAGCAATTAAAGTTGCAGCGGCTGAAACGCGCGCAAAAAGTGATGGAATCGTATGCCAACCAGGATTACTGGATGACCGCGTATGCGGACGTGCTGGCCCGATATCGTGACGGTGGGGTGCTCACTTACCCCATCAGCCAGCCGACCGACAGAAGGTATGGAGGAAACTTCCCGTTCTGGTCCAGTGAGCAACAGCTGTCCCTTCTTCGAGCGCAAGCGCGAATGGTTACAACCATGTCGCCCAACGCCCAGGGGCTACTGAATGGGCTGTGTTCGTATGTCATCGGAACCGGATACAGCTACAAGGTTGCGGCGAAGGACGGCGCCGATATTTCCGACGAGCTTATCACCCAGGCACAAAATGCAATTGATGAGTTTTGCGAGGACAACAGTTGGGCGGAAATGGAGCAAGAGCTGTTCTGGCGGTCCCGAGAAGATGGCGAAGCGTTTTTGCGGTTGTTCCCGCAAGGGAATGGAAAGCTGCATGTGCGGACTATCGAGCCAGAGCAAGTGTTCCAGCCGCCTGGAAGCACGTTACCAAACTGGTCTTACGGCATCAAGACGGACCCGGACGATGTATTTGAGATTCAGGCGTATTACGTCCACTATCTTGCGCCAGGCGGGGAAAGCGCTGAATCCGGCGCCACACTCGGCGAAGAAGTAAATGCGGAGAATGTGGTTCATATTAAGTGCAACGTAAAGCGCGCAATCAAAAGAGGGTTAACGGATTTCAGTTACGATACGTGCGATGCGTTTCTCATTGCGGGGAAATTGCGCGCCAACATGGGCGAAGGCGCGGCGGTGCAAGCAGCGATCGCCGGCATTCGGCAGCACGACACCGCCAACCTGAACCAGGTCGAGACGTTCACGCAGCAACAAATTGACTATTCAACGGTATCACCGATCACCAGCAAAGAAACCGATTACCAGACGATTCAATCGGGATCCTTCCTCGACATACCGAAGGGGATGAATTACGTCCCTCCACCCGGAGCGAACAATGCAAGCGCTCACCTGGAAATCTTTCAAGCGCTTTTGCGCTCCGCTGGCAACCGTCACAATGCACCGGAATGGCTCGTCAGCTCCAACGCCTCCAACAATAATTACGCCAGCAGTTTGACAGCCGAAAGCCCGTTTTTGCGCACATGCCTGAGGCTGCAGAAGTTTTACGAACGGCCGTTCTGCCGAGTTATTTACGCGGTGCTGGAGACAGCGGCAAAAGCGGGCAAACTGCCGCGAAATATACTGGATCTGATCCATGTACAAGTCACGGCGCCGAGCGTCGAGACACGAGACAAGGCGCAAGAAGCCCAGGCCAACCAGGTTTATGCGACGCTCGGGGTCAAGTCGCCGCAAACAATTGCCCACGAAATCGGGCTGGATTGGGACGAGGAGATGCAGAACCAGCAAGAGGCGCGGCAGGAGCTTGGCACTGGAGCGCAATTGCCCACAAGCCCGGACCAGTTGCCACCGGACTCCTCCCTGGGTGAATTGCCTGAAGGCGGCACGCCAGTATGGGGCATAACCGAGGACGGGCGGTGGGTAACTATCGGCGCCCAAGCCACGCGCAACCGAGAGGACGGCGAGGGTGCCGTGAAGCGCGGCGGCGTTGCCGTCTATATCGACGGCGACGGAAACATCACCAAAGGGCCCGCGCACATGATGGGCAAAAAGCCCAACGAAATCAAAAAGCAGCAACGCATAGGAGACGACCCCGTACCGGCCCAGGGCACCATATTCGGCAAAGACACGCAGCCGCCAAAATCAGTCACCCCCGAGCCTGAGCCCGCGCCAGCGCCAGAGCCGGAACCAGAGCCGGCAAAGCCTGAGCCGGCGCCGGCTGAGCCAGAGAAACCGGCCAGAAAAAAACGGGCCCGGCCGACGTTGCCTTCCGAGAAAAAGCTAATGGCCGACGCTGCTGAAGCCGGCTTGGATCCCGAAGGCGTGCTGGACCACGCGAGAGAGCAATACCGCGCGGAAAACGAAAAGTATCAGCTCAAACTAAAAATGAGAGCCGAGGTGCGCCGGTTGTTCCGGTCGTTCACCGGCAAGCCAATTCCAAGCGCCAGGTGGAAAGGTTGGGACAAGGACGAGTGGGAAAGCATACCAGGATACGACCAGATACAGGCGTCACTGTCCGCGTCGGGCAGCGAATACGTTACGGGGGGATTGTTATCGGACCAGGGAATCTATGGCAACGACGACACCAGGCGGGCCGCAACATATGTCAAGGGGCAAGGGTACGTCGGTGGGGAAACCGGCGACAACGGGCAACGAATACTGGACATCATTAACCCGCGTAAAGGGCTCCGGCCTCCCAACCGAGAAGAAATATACCGCAAAGCCCTGGACGACGCGTGGGACCTCCCTGGTATGCGAAAAGACGATTCCCCTGAGGACCCGTTCGGCGGCATTCTTCCTGGCGATGACGAGTATTCAGGGCGCGACTGGTCAGCGGAGGAGAGCAAAGGAAAACGCCGAAAACGTGCAAACGAAGCAAACGAAAAGCCCGGCCTATGGGCAAACATTCGAGCAAAGCGAAAGCGTGGAGAGCGGCGAGCACGCAAAGGCTCCGCTGATTACCCCGACAAGGACGCATTTCAGCAAGCGCAGGAAGCCGAAGGCGGAAAATACGATCACATAGATTTTACGCCGCCAAAGGGCGCCAGGGCGGCGGCAAACCGGTCCCTGGAAGTGCGAAAGAGCAAACCGGCAAGCCAGCGCGGAATGACTCCCGTAGGAATTGCAAGGGCGCGCGACCTCGCCAACGGCTCCAAGCTGTCTCCCGATACCGTCAGACGGATGAAGGCATTTTTCGACAGGCACCAAAAGGACAAGCAAGGCGCCGGATGGGATGAGCAAGGCGCCGGCTGGCAGGCCTGGCACGGCTGGGGCGGCGACTCAGGTTATGCGTGGGCGCGCAAAATTGTGCGCCAGATGGATGCCGCTGACGAAAAGTGAGGCGGCCAGTGGCAACCCTGTTCAATAGCCGAGCGGCGGCGCAAGTGGGAATCGAGCAAGCGCGAACACTCGCGCACGCCGACCGGATCGCGGACACAATTGATGCCCAGGTGGGGCGCGTTTGGGGGCGCATTTTGCGCTTGATGGCGGCCAGGCCTTTACCGCTCGATGCCACTGACAAAATCGCCGGCTGGCTGCGAGAGGTTTACTCGCTGACGTTACACCGGCTGGCGGACGGAATGGCGGGCATTGCTCGCGCCAGCCACGCCCGGACGACAAACACTTTGCTGGACGACACCCCACAAGCCGCACTAGCGGTTGCCCTATCACTGCGAGAGGCACGACAGCTGACAGAGCCGCAACGCAGGCAGGTGCAAGCTCAATTGTTTCCCGCGCTGCCTGCCGACCGCGTAACGCAAATCGTCATGCAACCGACTAACGGAATGACGTGGAATGCCCGAATCGCCCGCATCAGCGGGCTGGCGCCTCCCGAGCAACTGGCGGCGCTGGTGGTTCAGGGCATGAGCCAGGGGCAGACAGTGGACCGCATGGCCAGAATGATTTTGCCGAGCGTGCAAAGAGTCCGCACTTCCGCCCGCCGCATCGCTCGCACCGAGGGAATGCGCGTTGCCCATGAAGCGCGAATGACCGCATACGATGGGCTAGGGGATCTTGTCATCGGATATCAGATTCACGCAACAATGGACTGGCGAGTGCGCCCCCATCATGCCGCTCGCAACGGGACTATCTATTACCGAAACCCCGGCCCCGGCCAACCCTCCACCGCGCAAATGCCTCGGCCACCGCTTGAAGCCGACGGATCGGTTGCGCACAATTGCCGTTGCTATCTCACGCCCGTCTTGTCAGTGGATCCTGATATTGAGAACAACCCGGCGGCAAAAGCGCTGTTTACCGACAATGACCGAAAGCTAGTGCCCGATCCCGTCACCTATGCCGACTGGTTTGCCACCGCGTCGGACCAGGAGCGCCGGTGGGCTGTCGGTGCCCGCCGGCTGGCAACCGTTACTGCTCAGCTGAAACCCGGAGAGCAATTAACCTGGTCGCATTTTCTTGAACCGACCACCGGCGCGTTGCTTCCATTGCAGCGTTTGCAGGGAGAAACACAAAAACGACGACAAACCCGGATCGGACGGGTTGACGACGTTATTGCCCAGCGGCGCGAGCTGACGGTGCAAGCATCCCGGTTCGGTTACTTGATCCCTCCAGACGAATTGCCAGAACCAGAAACACCTCCGATCATTTCCCCGACGCCTCCCCCATCAACTCCGGCGCCGGCGCCTTCCAAATTGCCACCCCTCGTAAAAGCGCCCGTCAAGGCCAAGCCGGTTGCCCCAGCAAAACGGCGGAAACCGATAAAAAAACCAAAATCTAAGGCAAAGCCTGCTCAGCGGCGAAAGCAAAAATAATACAAGGCGCTTTAATGTCATCACGATACGCACGGCTAAGTTTGAAGATGCAAACCGTCACCGACGGTTTGCTGGGGGGGGATGAAAGCCCGTTTTCCGCAAACATGGTCACGGGCGAGTCGATCAACTTCCCCATCGTGGAAACCTGCAAGCCGACAAAAGTTTGCGCTCAAACTTGTTACGCCGCTTGTGGGCCGATCACATGGACGGCAAGCCTGAAAAAGCAAATGAGGGTGCGCAATTCGTGTATTGACAATCCGATTGCATTTGCGGAAAGGGTGATCCGTTTTCGCAAGGCGGATTACATCACTTGGAATGGGGCTGGCGACCTGTTCCTAGAGTCGATTGAGGCGTTGGATAGGGTGGCCGTCAGGCTACCATGGGTGCCAATTTGGGTCAGGACACGCATACCGCAAATGGCGGTCAGGGTTGTGCCCCGTCAGAATGTCTATGTTCATTTCTCTCTTGACCGTTACAGCCTGTCCCGCCGTGACGAGGTTTATGCGCTTGGGGGGATCCGGGCCAAGCACCACTTCAGTTACCAGTACGATAAAGATGAGAGCGGGCATTATCCTGACGGAATCAAGATTGTTTTTGGTCATGACTACAAGATGCCGGATGGAATTGATGGTCCTGAAATATGCCCACTCAATACGCTGGAAAGCATCGCCGACGCTTGCCGAACCTGTCGCCGCTGCTTTTGTTAAGGCGCTTTTGCATTCACTCGCCGATTGCCGTATCATTGGAAATATGAAGCGCGCAACAAAGGCCATTCGCGAATCCGTCATGTCCACCGCCTCGTTGCGGGTGGACAGGCAAGCGGGAATCATTCGTGATGTAAAAGTGTTGGGGTTGGTCAGCGAGAACGGCCGGCGCTACACTCCCGGCGCCGTCAAGGCGGCGGCGAAGCTATACGAAGGCATTCGCGTCAACGTGGACCACCCGGAAAAGGACGCCGAGCAACCGCGATCCGCATACGACCGCCTTGGCAGGCTGACTAACATTCGATACATTGAAGGCGAAGGGCTGTATGGCGACTTGCAAATTTTAATGACGCATCCGATGGCCCGGCGCATTTGCGAGGCCGCAGAGCGAATGCCGGACGCGTTTGGCCTCTCGCACAATGCTCAGGGTGAAGGCGAGGAAGGCAAGGACGGGGTATTCGTCGTGAGCAAAATCGTAGACGTGCGGCATGTGGACCTGGTTGCCGACCCCGCCACCACCAAGTCGTTATCTGAATCGAAGGGAGCCAAGATGCGCCGCAAAAAAACACGTGAGGCAATGGGAAAGCGGCTGAACTTCTCTGATTACGAGCGGCAAGTCGCTCAAATGTCGGATACAGAGATTTCTCACCATTTGCAAGATATCCTTGACACCCTGAAGCACGCCGACGCAATGGACCGCGCCAACAATACCGATGATGGTGGTTACTATCGGGACCAGGCGAGCGTTTTGCGAAAAGAACAGAACGCCAGGCGATCTGGTAAAAAGAGGCAACGGGAATCCATCGAGGGCGAAACGAAGGAGCTTGCCATGAACGATCAGCTACGAGAAGCGCTCGACTGTATGCGCGAAGCAATGAACAGAATGGAAGGTTATATTAAAGAGGCTTACGGCTCTGACGACTCCGAGAAAGATGCCATGGAGTCTGAAGGCGCGGATGAGCAAACCGAGGAAGCCAAGGACGAGGAAACGTCCGATACGGAAGAAGCGGAATACTCCGATTCCGAGAAGGACGAAGCCGATACCGAAGAAAGCGACGACAGCGACGAGGACGACAGCAAGAAGGGCGCAATGGAGAGCAAGCTGTCAAAGCTGGCCGTGGAAAACCGAGCCCTGAGAGCCCGCGAGCGCGTGCGCGAGCTGTGCGAGTCCGCTGGAGTCGCCCCCGACAAGGCATTGCTGGCCGACCTGGCAAATCTTCCGCACGACGCCGCAAAACGGACCGTGCAACGGTTGTCCCTGGCGAGCAAAGCCACCAAACCGCGATCGGCAGGGTATGCGATCCCTGAAGCAAAAACGCCCGGCATACCAGACGGAGAGGCCCTGTTCAACTGGCTTGCAAACTAAGGAGGTTACGCCATGTCATCCACTTTCGGCGGCTCGCGTTTTGTTCAGCCTACCCTTACTCGGACGGTGGTGTATCCGGCCAAGGGCGGCATAGTTATCAGCGTCGGCGACCTGTTGTATCTTGATACCGCTGATGGGTTCGCCAAGCCGCTCAGCGCCAAAACGGGAAGCGGCACAGTGAATACCGACCAGGTATTTGTTCATGATAATTTTGTCGGCGTTGCCCGGTCTGCGCGAATTGCGCTTCAGACCGCCGACGGAACCGTGACAGTAGAAACGGACTGCATTTACTCGGCTGATTGCGCGTCCAACACTTTTGCCCCCGGCGACCTGGTGACCGCATTTTCCAGCGGTGCAGCTGCCGCTGGAGCCATACAGGACCAAAAAGTTGACACCACCGCACTTGCGGCCGAAGCAATCGGCGTCGTGGTTGCTAATCACCCCACCGCTACGACTACAGTTAGGGTTCGCCTGTACGGCAAATCAGCGCGTCAAGTGTTCTAAGAAATCATTTTCAGGAGGTATGCCATGAATCCCTTGAAGATCCGCAGCCTGTATGAGTCTCGCGCCAAGCAAAGCAACGGGCGCTTGCGTTTTGTGTCGGAGATGCGCCAAGGGCTCGGGCTGTGCGACGCCAACGGCAACGAGCACAAGGACCTGGCGGGCAACCGGTTGCTGAAGGACCGCCGCTGGTTGCCTGAGCAATTGAGCCTGCAAGAGCTGGCCGAGGGAATCATCGGGCCCAGCTGGCGCAGCCTGTTTTCGCCAGACAACAACGCGTTGAGCAAATACCTCTCTGCGCGCAGCGTCATGGAAAACCGGTTCGGCGGGGACCCTCGGGCCCTGCTCGAAAATACCGGCGTGCCAATCGACCCGACTTCGTTTTTGAACATCAACGCATTTTCAAGCGTCGTTGGTGGGCTTATCGAGGTAAAGATTTTGGAGGCATTTCAAAATCCTGCCTTGATTGCCGACCGGCTTGCGCCAGCGACCCCGACAAAACTGAACGGACAAAAAATTATCGGGGTCAACCGAATCGGCGACCTTGCGAAAGAGCGAAAGCCTGGCGAGCCGCATCCTCGCGGGCAATTCAATGAGCGATGGGTGCAAACCCCCGAAACCGCCGAGTTTGCACTCGCAGTCGAGGTCACGAAAGAAGCGGTATTCTTCGACCTAACCGGTCAGATTCTCCAAAATGCCGCGCTGGTCGGCGAGGAAATCGCTTACCGCAAAGAGCTGCGAGTGATTGATGCGTTCATCGGCGTTACAAATACCTTTAATTATGGTGGCACGGCATACAACACGTATGTAACTTCCAGGACGCAAGGCTACCTGAACGACCATAGCAACCCGCTGAATGACTGGACAGCCATTCAGGCGACTATGCTGCTTGCTCAGCGCCAGCAGGACCCGCAGACTGCAAAGCGAATCCTGGTGAACATCGACACGGTTGTGGTAAACCCTGCCAAGGTTGCCACCGCCGCGCTCATCCTGTCGGCGACTCAGACCGAGCGCCGCACCGGCTCGGGATCGCCGGCGCAAACCGCGAGCAATCCGCTCAACGTCAGTGTTTCGCCAGGCGCCCCTTACACCGGGCTTGCTCAGATGACCTCACCGCTGATCGAGCAGCGTTGCACGGCTTCTGACGGGCTGAACCTCGCCCAAGCGAACGCCGACGAGTATTGGTGGGCGTTTGAGAAGGGAAAGTTTATGCAGTACATGCAAAACTACCCGCTCAGCGTCTCCCAGGCCGCGCCCAACACTTACGAGATGTTGGACCGTGGAATCGTCGCGGCGTATTTCGCCAACGAGCGGGGCGTACCAGCAATCATTTCTCCTTGGCACGTCGTCCGCAACAAAAACTAAGGGAGTTACTGATGCAGCCGTCTAAGGGCGCCATCAAGCGGGAGCCGGTCGAGGCGCAAGCCGCGCCGGCTCTGCGGCTTTACGAGGTCAAGCATCCCGCCTGCCCATTACGCCTGGTGCAAGCATACAACGCGGAAGAAGCACAAGCCCGATATCGGGAATGGTATGGGTTGCATGCCAGCCGGGCGCTAACCGTGAGCGAGGCGCCCCATGCCTACGCCAGCTGAAAACGTCGGAGCGGCGATCGAAAACATCGCAGCCCAAATACGCGAGATCACGGCCAACCCGAAGCCGGATTACTCCGTGAACGGTCAGTCGGTGAGCTGGTCGAGTTATCTGGACATGCTTACCCGGCAATTGGACGCCCTGCAAAAAGCGCAGCAAAACCTTGCCGGACCATACCAACGAATTACGAGGATTCGCGTATGAAAACCGCAATCATCAGCACGACAGCACCAGGGGATTCGACGATTATTGCCGCAATCTCAGAAAAACGCATCCGTGTGCTGGCTTACACCCTGTCCATTAGCAGCAACAGTCATATTCGCTGGAAATCCGGGGCAACTCCCATCAGCGGGGAAATGCACATGAGTGGCGGCTCAAGCATAGCGATACACCTGGGCGACCAATGGCCCGGCGGTGGGTTGCCCGTGCTGGTCACTGAGCCGGGGGAAGCATTGGTCCTGAATGTTGGCGGCGCGGTAACGGTCGGCGGGCATCTTACCTACGTGGAGTCTCTGGTCTAATGCGTCTGTCAGTCGGAGTTGCGCAAGCGCTGGCAACACGGGCCTCCCAGGGGCCTGCTGCAATTGCGTTATCCGAAAGGCAAACTAAAAAACTGATGCGTGCTGCCGTCTACCTGATGAACCAGCATCAGCAGCGACTAAACACACCGGCGCCTGCTGTCCGCCGTCGCGGACGAGTGCGGTATACTGGCGCAAGCGCTCCAGGCGAATACCCGCGCAAGCGCACAGGGTTCCTACAGGCAAACGTCTGGATGGAGCCACTGGACCCCATCCAGATTGCGCAGGAAGGGACAGTCCGGGTCGGCTTGCGGTCGAATGCCTTTTACGGTGCTGTCCTGGAGGTGAAATACAAGAGGCTCGGGCTGCGCCGTACACTGAAAGACCTGTTGCCGCAACTGAGAGCAATTGCCGGAGTGAGTTTGCGTTACACTGTGTCTGACAATTTACTTTACTAGGAGGGTTCGCAATGCCATCACTCGTATACAACTCAGCCGTCCGCGACGCCGCCATCGGCTCGATTGATTTTGACACCGATACGTTTAAGATGATGCTCGTAACATCTACTTACACGGCGAGCAAGACCCACAGCAAAAGGTCCGATATTACGAACGAAGTGAGCGGCACCGGTTACACCGCCGGCGGAAATGCGGCGGCTGCGACGGTGACAATTGATAACGTCAATAATAGGGTAGATGTTGCCTGGTCTATTACTTCATGGACTACTGCGACAATCACGGCCCGCGCTGGGGTGATTTACAAATCGAGAGGCGGTCTGGCATCTGCTGACGAGCTGGTCGGGTATGTCGATTTTGGCGCGGATGTCACTTCCACCGCCGGCACGTTTGCCGTGACTGTTTCCAGCCCGTTGCGATTCCAAAACTAATTACCGGCGGGGGAAACGATGGCCCTCGTTAGGTATTACAAATTTAACGGCAACCTCCTAGATTCATCCGGATACGGATTCGATTTAGGAACCCACTCTGGGTCGCCAGTATTCCAGACAGGCATATTGGGCCAAGGAGTAACGGGGACGCCCTCCCCGTTCACTCCGTATTGGGGAGCGATCGCCCAGGGTGCGCGCCAGAATTGCGTTTTAGCGACAAATTCGACGCAGGCAAATGGCTCTAGCTCCGGCTTCTCAATTACATTTTGGCTAAGAATAAACGATTACAATTACCCCTCCTCGATCCTGTCCCTGGAAGGCGTGGTAGGCATACCTGTCACGATAGATTACTTTTCCGGCAATCCTGTTCAACTTTACTTCAACTACGCGCAAGGGGTCGCGTCAGTAGAAGCACCATTCGGCGAATGGTTCTTCGTTCATTACTATCTTGACAATGACGGCTACCACTATATGTCCGTTAATGACGGAGCGCCGGTGCAAAACGGGTACAGCCCTGCCGTGGCATACGATACGCTGAGAGTCGGCAGCACCAATTCGTACACGCCTTTTGACGCCCAGCTAGACGAATTGCGAATTTTCAATTCGTTACTGACACCAGCGGAAGTGGACCAAATATACAACCTCGGCGCACCAAATGAATTAGCGGCGCCATCTGTAACTAATTACGCAGTACCATTGCGTCAGCACAAGCTAAACGGGAACCTAACAGCAAGCGCGGGAGGAATTGACGCAACCGCCACTTTTACAAATTTCAAAGGGTCGGGCCTATTTTCGGCCAGCTCTAATGCGATCGCACTGGAAGCGGACGGCGACAGCGTGCAAACGAGTGATGCGAGTTACGGAGGCAGCGCGACCTCTAGTGGGTCGTTTTCAATTTCATTCTGGCAACAAGTGACAGGCACGGATGGGGCGACTCAGTATCCGCAGTTTGAATGCGGGCCAGTAACCAGGTCGATCAATGCTGATGATGGGAATGACCCGTATGCCACCCAGTTTAATGGAAGCCAAATAGCAAACAGCATTTATGGAGCAAACGACCCGATCGGCCGGACGAGCGCATACGGGCTGTATGTGTACAATGACGACTATGAAAGATTTACAGCCTATTCTATAGATGCAAATAATGACGTATATGTAGTGGGGCAAGTAGCGTCTGGAAGGTCCGTAAACGATATTACAGGATGGATGTTTGATAACGGTACTAATGCTACTCCATGCACTACGTATGTGGACGAGGTGAGGTTTTACGAGGTCGCGCTAACCGGCCTGGATGCGGTGCAGCTGTGGAACAACGGCTTAGGAACCGAGGCATACGGGCTAAGTGCGACCGCGATTGGAGCGCTAGGGCCCGTATTCCCCCCGCGCCCTGCTGTTGTATCCGCAACAGGAAACGCAACTGGAGGATCGTCTGCTACCGGGGCATCTAATACAGTCAGTATTAGCTCTCTTGATGGAATCGCTGCGGGCGGGGCAACTCCCCTTGTTTCATTCCTGCCTATATTGATGCCTCCACCCAGCGCGGAGGGTACTGGTGACGGGATTACCAGCACTCATGCAAACGGGCTATTTGAGACTGTCGCGGTCGAGCAATTACTCGGGTCGGCAGATGGTCAGCAAAATGTAAGCCTTTCAATCTCTTTCGTCACGATAAACGTCAGACCCCAGCTAAATCAACCTGTTCACAATTACAAGTTTGATGTATCCCTTCAAGATTCCTATTCGACAAATACGCTCACTCAAGGGCCCATCCCCCCATTTCAAATAGGGGGGGGGATATCGTTTTCGGAAATCAATTACATTGCGTCTGGTTTGTTTGTGCCTGGCCTTGGAACATATGCCTTGCGCGGACTGGCTGATGGTTTTGTGAATCTACCCCTTGCACTAGGTTTTGCTACCGGGCCGACAGCTTGGGACAATACAGCTTATACGCAGCGGTCATACACATTTTCCATTTGGATTAGATATCCTATTTCCTTATTAGGAAACACAATAGGTGGATTGTATTACAATTCAAGTATAACAATCCTTTTTAATAGTGTTAGAATGTACTTTTCGCTACAACAAAACTCGGTAACGCCAACGTATTATATTGACTGGAATCCTACTCAGCCGGGAGGCGGGCTTCCTGTCGAACTTGCGTCCGGCACCATTCAACCTGGGCCGGTTG